TGATCCTTATAGAGATAACTTCGCAAACTTTATAGGGGATTATATTGAAGACGATAACGAAGGATGGCTTGGAGATATTGAAACATTTATTTTAGAACCTTTAGAGTCTCGTCAAGAGTATACACAAGCTGAAAATAGAATGAGATTACTTGCTGAAGGTATGATTATTTATGCCGGTATTGGTGCAACAGGAGCAGCCATAACATCAGATACTGTGGCTAGTTCTATTTCTAGAAACAAGGAAAGATTTATTGATGCTTTAAAATTATTACGAAATTCATCTGCCGACACTAAAGAAAAGTTTTTAAATAAACTTAGTTCTAGACGAAAACAACAAGATATTGTTCCTCCAGAAGTAAGAGTTTCTGCTGATTTAATAGAGTCTGCTCAAGCAAAAGACCCTAAAGCTCGTGTTCCTGATATTCAAGCATTAGATAATCAAGGAACTATATCACGAATATTTACAGATTTAAATTTACAGTTTAATAAAAATCCATTAGTACGAACACTTGAAGGTTTAAGATTACGAACGTTTACTTCTAGGGGTAATATGACTCCTGAGATGCATGAAAGATTTTTAAAAACAGAAAATACTAAAGCAGCTTGGTCTACAACGATTGATTTTGTTGCTCAAGATTTAACTTATTCGTTAGATAAAATTGCTAAATTAACTAGTAAAAATAAAATTTCTAATTTTAAAAGTAAAGACGAATTATTAAATCAAGTTAATTTAGTATTGTTTAAAGATTTTCGTTTACCTACTACAATTACAGATTCTAAAATAACTCCAACTAGAAAAGTTGTTAGGGCTAGATATCAAGGACCAACTTTTGAAAAAGAACTTAAAAAGTTACCAAGAGAATTGCATGTTCCTATTCGTCAAGCTAGAAAATTACAAACTGATATAAGTAAATTATTTTTAAAGTCAACTGCAATTGATAAAAGTTTTAAAGAATCTATTGTTAAAGAGTTAGACACTTACTTTAAAAAAGCTTATGAATTTTATGATAATCCAAACTACAAACCTAAAATTAGTGATAAGTTAGCTAAAGATTTAATTGAAGTTGAAACAGTTGAAATTATAAGAAAAGCTAGAGCCAAAGAAAAATTAGATAGGCAAAAGGGTAAAAACGTAGTTCCTAAAACAGAACAAGTTGCTCGTGCAGAGGCTGAAGGAACAGTTAGGGAGCTTATTGAAAAACAAAAATCCGGAGGGTTAAAAGGACAACAAGATACTTTAGACTACTTAAACAGTAAAGAATTTGCTTCTAGAATTTATTTATCTCCTGAGTATAGCAAACTTATGAAGGAAATTACTGACCCTGTTTCTAGAATTATTAATTCTACTAAAAAATCAGTTGACTACGTACTTAATAAAGAATTCTATAAAGAAGAAGCTGAAAGAGGACTTAATGTTATTTTTTACAAAGAAAAAACTGGTATTTTTACAAAAGAAATTCCATCTGGTTTTGGAGAGTTATCAGGATTATATACGACTCCGCAGCTAAGAAGTTATTTAACTACAAATGCAGACGATTTTTTAGAAGGAAAATATATTGGGGCTATACTTAGACCTTTATTACAATATAAATATGCTGCTCAAAAAACAGCTACCGTTTATTCAGGTATTACAAATATTAAAAATGGGGTTGGGATGATGCAAGGAAGTTTGCAAGCCGGTGTAAATCCTTTAAATCCAGATAGAGCTAAAACCGTATTAGCAGCTTTAGAAACTCAATTTGTAAAAGTTAGTCCTAAAGAACAACAAGAATTTTTTACCAAATTAACTAACTATGGTTTAATTGGAAAAAGTACCATAATAGGAGATTTAAGAGGACTTGCTAAAGATTTAAAAAATAATGCATTAATAGATAAAGTTCCCGGACTTAATAGACTTGATCAAACCGCTACAAAATTTTATCAATCGGTTGATGACTTTGGTAAAATTAATATGTGGTTAGATGAAATAGAAAATTTAAAACAATTTAACGCAGCCTTACCAAAAGGAGCAAAGTTTAATCGTTTTAGAATTGCAAATATAGAAGAGGAAGCTGCTCGTTTAACTAGAATGCATTTACCTAACTACGATATGATTCCAAGAAATATTCAAAAGATTAGAAAAATTCCATTTATAGGTGCATTTTATTCTTTTACTGCTGAAGCTTTAAGAAATACATTAAATAATCTTGGAACAATAATTAGAGATACTAGTAGAGTTGCTTCATTACGAAGTGCAGGAGCAACTGAGGCTGCCAACATTCTTCAAAAAAGATTAACTAAAAGAGTAGTTGGTTTTACAGCAATGATTGGTGCAGAAGAGGCAACTCGACAGACTTTTAATTCTTTATATAATATTTCGGATGCAGAAATTGAAGCTATTAAAGTTATCTCGCCAGATTATTATAATAATGTAATTGTAAGTAGAAATGAAAATAATTCTCCTGTGGTGTTTAATTATGGAACATGGGATTATGCAAATTTTCCTAAATTACAATATGAATTTTTAGCAGACATACCTGAAAATATAACTGAACAACAAGTAGAAGGAGCATTAAAAGATTATATAACACGATGGGCAGATAAAACTTTTTCATCGTTTGTTGGACCTTCTATTACGCAAAATACTATTAATCAATTTTTTGCAAATGGAGAAAATGAGTTTGGAGGAGTAATGTATAATCCTCTTGATCCGACTGATAGATATAGACAATCTAACAGTATGCTTGAAAGAATTACAGATAGTAATAATATAAAAATATTCAGTCTGAATTTAGCAAAAGCTTTAGTTCCTCCCGAAGCCAGACGAACAGTAGAATATTTTCAAACTAAAGATTTTAATAGAAATGATTTTGATCAAGACGTTGATCCACTAACTCGTTTATTAATTGGAGGAACTTATCAAACTTTAAATAAAGAATATTTAGAAACAAAATATAAAATTGAAGTAAGTAAATTTATAGATATTAAAAAACAAGCTGAACGAGAACAATTTGAAGGAGTCAGACAAAAATCAAATAATCAAATTTTTGCAAAAAATTATTATGATGCTAATAGAGCTTTTGCTAAAAAATATGCTAAGTTTGCAAAGCTTACAAATGCAATGCAAATATTAGGAGTAGATACATTAGAGATTCTTGAAGATTCTAGACTTGATGCACAAGACGTGGATTATTTATCAAACGTAAATAAATCAACAATTTATTTTCCATCTCTTGGATTAAGTGAAAAATTAAATGCTGATGGCACTGATTTAAGTTTTAAAATCGATGCTGGCATTGCAAGAAAAATTTACGAAAATAAATTTAACAATTTAGATAATTTAAAATTAAATAAAATTATTCTTGATATGGATGCACAATTTAGAACGTATCCTTTATTAATTCAACCTGAATCTGAAGAAAAATATATAGAGTTTCCTAAGTTTGAAAGAACGAAAAAAACAACAGGAGGTCTTATTGAAGGTGTTATCGATGTGCCATACACTAAAGAAGAACCTGAAGAAAGAATTAATCCATTTACCGGAGAACCTTATACTGCTATTTATAATCCAACAAGAGTACAATTAGAAGAAGGCGGTCCAGTTGGTGGAAGAGATAAACTTGGTAAAACTCAAATACCTGCACTAACTGAAAAAGAGTTTGCGTACTTGTTAAATGTTTCTAAGTCTGATGAGGTTGAACCTTCGGAAAGACAGTCAGCTTTAAAACAAATTACACAAGGAATGGATGCATCTGTGAAAGGAATCTCTAAAGGTCTGTCAAGTTTATTTTCTACTTCTCAAGGATTAACAGAGGAACAAATTTTATATTTACAAAGATTAAAAAAAAATGAAGGTGGAAGAGTTGCTCGTAAAAAAGAATATAAAGAAAAACTACAAGAACTTGAAGACTTTATAAGTAAAAATAGGTTAGTATCAAAAGAAGCTCAGATGAATCAGATGATGGGGGAAGGATATCGTGATCCTAGATTTATTGCTACAACTGGTAATGAACTAATTGATAAATATGGATTACATCCATTAGCTCCGGAGGGAAGTGGTCAAGTTTTGTATGATAAACAATTGGGATTACAGGTGTCGTCAGACAAAGATGCTAGTGTAATTGATACTGATACAAGTTTAAGTGCTGAAACTTTAGGTACATATAGTCCTTCTTCTGATAAATTAAAATATCAAAGTATGAATTATGATTTAGGACTTACCGATACTACTCCAGAAGAAATTCAAGTGCATGAAATTATACATCGAGCCGATAACCGATCTGGCTATAAAGAACAGAGAGAAAAAAGATTAATAGCAAAATTACCTAAAAATTTAAAAGTATATGGTAGAAAGTATTTTTCTCCTATAACAGAAGAAATATTAGCACATGGATTACAACATAAATTAGCAGGTGGTAACTTTAGTGATGAAGAATTAACTGATCAAGTAAAATTTAGAATTGGTAAATACAAAAGAAAGTTTAAAAATCCTAAAAAAATTGAAGAAGAATTATTACAAGCAATGCCTATTATTGTTGAAGATTTTGAAAGCTATTTAAAAGAAATTGATGCACAATGAAATACAACGACTACTTAGAGCACCTTGAACTTAGAGAAGGTAACGAGGAGTGTGTATATCTTGACAGTCTTGGCAAGCCTACATGTGGTGTAGGGCACTTGTTGACTGAAAGAGAACGTCAAGTCTACCAAGTAGGTGACGAAGTTTCAGAAGAACAAAGAACTGTATGGTTAGAACACGATGCTGCAAAAGCATGGGAAGCTGCAGCACAACAAATGGAAGATTTAAATATTGAAGACGTGGAGTTTATTATAGCTTTAGGTTCAGTAAACTTTCAATTAGGCACAAAATGGATGAATAAGTTTCCTTCTGCTTATAAAGCTTTGAAGGATAAAGACTATGATGAAGCTATTTATCAAGTCTCAACAGGGTCTGGTAAAGATGGTCAATCCAAATGGAAAGAACAAACACCAGTAAGAGTTGAAGATTTTGTGACAGCTATTGACAAATTGAAATAAGGACGCTATAATGATATTGTACTTAGAGGATCAACTCGAAGGATGCTACAGGCAATACTGCCTACATCAAATCAAGCAAGACATGCCATTCATGAGTCTCGACGATTTTAGAAATATGTTTGAAGACTTAATGGAAGTTATATACAAGGAAGACGAATGAAAGATATGCTAAAGAATCTAGTAGGTGCTGTTGCTCCTACGATAGGTACTGCTCTTGGTGGACCGATGGGTGGTATGGCAGCTAATATGATAGCCGATGTGTTAGGAGTACCTAATACACCAAAGGCTATTGAGAAAGCTATTCAAGAAGCTACACCTGAACAGATGCTTGAACTTAAAAAGGCTGAACAAGAGTTTGAAATTCAAATGAAAGAACTTGATGTAGATGTCTTTAAGTTAGAAGTAGCTGATGGTCAAGATGCTAGAAAAACTTTTAGTAAAGATTGGACCGCTAGAATTGTAGGTGTATCAGTAGTAGGTGGATTTATGGGTTACATATTCTTAGTAACTTTACAGCCACCAGAACAAAATTCAGAAGCTCTAATAAACTTAGTACTAGGTTACTTAGGTGGTTTAGCTAGTGCAGTCATTAGCTTTTACTTTGGAGCATCACATAAATCAGATTAATGAAACAAACATTAAAAGATATTATAGAAGAAGGAAAACAGGATTCTCAAGATAATTGTTATAAAGGATTGTTTTGGGATTTTAAAACAGAAGAATTCCTAAGATGGAATGAACTTAATAAAAAGGAGCGTAAATAAACTGAAGGCAGTGACCAGTAGTGTCTGCGTTGTATGTATAGTTTGTTGGGCATATGTAATAGTTTCGGGATACTATTACTTTTTCTAACAAATATAAAAAACTAAGCAAGAATTTAAAAGAACGCTATTGTTAGCTTCACAGGGAACTTGCACTTTAAAATTGGAGAGGTATGAAAAAATTATTAGGCACACTAATTTTATCATTGTTTGCCACTGTATCTTATACAGATCAAACTGGTGATTGTACAGCAGGAGATCAATACTGCGAACAGAATAGTTTAACTACAACTAATACTACAACTACGACTAATACAAATACAAACACCAATACAAATACTAATACCAATACTAATACAAACACGAATACTAGTACGAGTACATCAACTGCTACGAATACAAATAATAATACTAATACTAATACAAATACTAATACCAATACAAACAATAACACGAGTGTAAATACCAATACAAGTACAAATGTAAATACAAATACATCTAATGCTACAAATCAAAACACTAATGTAAATACAAATACTTCGACAAGTACAGTAAACTCAAGCGTAGATCAGAATGTTACAAACACAAGTAACAGCACGACAAACAATACAAATACAAATGTAAACACGTCAAACTCTACAAGTACATCAAACAATACGAATACAAATGTAAATCAATCTAGTTCCGAGTCCAATGTCACGACTGATAACACGAATAATAATACCAATAATAACAATACCGTATCTGATAATACTAATAGAAATATTAACGAATCAAATTCTACCCAGACTATAAATCAGAATGTAAAAACAAAAGCTCCTCCTGCTTCTGCTATCGCCCCAAGCATTATGAGTTACTCTCATTCTCTC